GGAACTTTCTGTTATATCTTTTTTTATTTTTAATTACAAGTTGCCTGAAGCGTGGTGTACGGAGCATTTTTGCAATCTTATTTGTTTTTATGTTTCCGCTACTTCCTGACATTTAAATAATATTGCAGTTCTATTTTTATTTACATACGTTTCACCAAACTCAGCTATTCTTAGTTCAGCTGCTTTGTATCCCACTTTAGCACAATCATAAAAACTATCAAACCTTTGTGGCCATTCATATGCTTCTCCACATACAGCATTACATATTACTAGTGTTAATACAAACTTCATTACTCTAGAATTAGAGCTTGGATATATTTTCTACCTTGGTATAATTCTATCTTTGCTTTACCCTTATAGCATTTGTAGGTTACGGATTCAGAGTACTGTCTCTCCGCGTGGCGCTTGCCCCGGAGGCAATGTGCCATGTTTTTTTGCACCAAGTGTTCCTTGATCTCTCCGTTTACAAACATCAAAAGGGCTACTATAGACTCTATCATTGTGAGTAACTCCCATTACCATTACTATATTTCATATCTCTGTTTGCATCTTTTAATTTTTCAATATCAGATAAAACTTTGTCCATTTGTTTTCTCAAAAATTCTATGTTTACTTTGTTTAGTGCCATGTTTTCAATATGTGCTTGTAACTTGTCCGTGGTCTTGTATAAATCCTCGATCATCATAAATTGCTCCGAGTCTGCAGGCAATGAACCTAATTGTCCACGCGGCCATTTGATTCTAAAGTCTGTGTTCTCTGTTAGATCTTTTTCCATCAACTCTAATCTTGTGCCGTGTTGGTTGAGCTTCTCTACAATACCAAAATACCCCCACACACCCATCGCTACAATGACGATCAAAGATGCAACCGTCTTCATAGGCATTTGCACCTTTGCTTCTTCTCCGATGTTTAATGGTTTATTGGACACCTGGACCTCCACAGAGAGCCAGAACGACTAACATTACAATTAATAAACCTGTAAAGTAATAATTCATCCTGGCTATCTCCATGATTATACTAACCCAATCCAGCTTTTAATTTTTTTCCAAATTTTTTTTAACATATTATCCTCCTCTTTATGTACACATGTGGGACAACCACATCCACCATCCATAGGAAGTGCATTGCAGCTATCTCCGCAGTGACAATCATGATCACAAGTTATACAAATCATTTTTTCTCCTCAATACTATAAAACATTTTATCAGAATCTTCTGTTACCCAATCGTCTCCTTCTACATCCCAGTATGTAGTTTGAACCTTATAGTCTGGCCAATCATTCTCTGTCGTGTAGCTATTAACATGCCAAATGATTCTGTTGTTTGGCTGAGCTGCATAATTACCATTTTTTAATGCCATTATGTGTGCACACTTGTGCTCTTGCGGAATCTCAGAATGTTCCGTGTTTAATATATTAGTCTCTGGATGTGCCCAGTCAAGTGTAAAAAGATATTCGCCGTGATAAAACTTTTTATCTTTTCCAATAAATTTGCCGTTTATACCAGCCAACCAATCAAAAGTATGAACACTAGGCCAATAACTAAAACAGTTCCACAATTGGAGCTGATCCACTCGCATATCTGGCACTTGATCTCTTTCAAATTCTTTTTGAAAGAAAGCTGAGATAGGTAGCCTATAGAAAACCGCACCATTTGGTAACATGCAGTGAAACAATATCGCACGGCCTGATATAGAAGCAAGACCGAAGATAACACAGTCAACAGCTTCTCCTTTATGTTTTTTAAAATCATAGAGATACTCCCTTCTTATTTTACAATAAATCGGCGGTATATTAGCATTTAAATAAGACATAGTACATTATTTTATTTCACCCCAATTAGGGCCAGACTCGTAATCTACTTTATTAGGTACTTCTAAGTCAACTGCATTTTCCATTATGTCTTTTATCTTTGCTGCTTCTAATTCATTAATTACTGAAAAGTCTAACTCATCATGTATTTGTATGTGAGCTACTAAACCTTCTTTATATAATTCTACCATTGCTTTCTTTGTCATATCAGCTGCACTGCCTTGAATTAATTTATTTAAAGCTTTGTATGTAAAAGCTCTACGAGTAGAGTTTTGATGCCAATAGTTTCTTTTAGGTTTGCCATTTTTATCTTTTACAATATTACCTTCAAAGTCTTTTAGATGTGGACCCATCTCTTGAAGTTCTAACATACGCTCATGATCTTCTGGTGGCACGTATGTACCCCAATCTGCTCCTCGTAATACTGGTTCGTATTTAGGAAACCTACATCTTCTACCAAGTAAAGTTTTTATTTGTCCTCTTGCTTCTGCAGCTTTCATGACTTTGTTCATTAACTGTTTAACGAAAGGTGCTTCGCTATGATACTTTGTAAATAGTTCTTCCGATTTTTCTTTTGATACTCCAAGTTCTCCTTGTAGTTTTGCTTTACCCATACCATAAAACAAACCTAAGTTAATTGTCTTAGCTTGTGATCTTGGAATCTTAGCCATCTCTGCAACAATCTTGTGAAAGTCTGTTGATGGATCGTTTTCGTATGAGTCTGCAATTTGATTTACAGATGGTAAAGAAAATTTTAATGCATAGTGTGCAACGAGTCTTGGTTCCTGTTGCGAGTAATCAAATGTACCCCACTTCATACCTTCTTCTGGTATAAACAAACTTCTAAGTAAAGGACCTGTTTCCGGATCCCTAGCAGGTATCTGCTGTAGGTTTGGATTTGAATAACTAAATCTACCTGTAACCGTACCACCATCGTCAGATCGTATTTGATTTATATCTGCGTGGATTCTGCCTTTATGTTCATGTTTTAAAATAGTATCTATAAATGTAGTTCTAACCTTGTTTATTTTTCTTGCTTCTGCTATCATATTAACTACAGGATTAGCATGATTAGAAATAAAATTTTTAGTAAATGAAGGAGAGTTTGTTTTTTCAGTTCGGGTATAAGGTAGCTTCAGTTTATCAAAAACTTTGGCAATGCTTGCTGCTGCCCATATCTGAGTATCTACTCCTGTTTCTATTTTCACTTGTTGCAATAAGTTTTCTTCTTTTACTGCCAGTGCTGTTTTCAATTGATTGGCTTTCTCGATATCTACCCGAACACCTAGGTGGCGCATATCGACTAAACAAGGAAACAAATCAGTCTCAAGATTAAATACATCTTGTAAGTTATCTTCTATAATTATTTTTTTTAATTTGTGCCAAAGTTTTAAAGTTAGTTCAGCATCTTTTTCAGCATAAGCTCCAACTTCCATTGCAGGCATTCTCCACATATCTGCTTTTGGATCTAACCCTCTTTCTTTTGCTGCTTGATTTAATCTTGCTTCATTCTTTCCTTCACTAAGGTGATGCCATGACAAAGTATTTAATGTGTATGAAAATCTATTTTCATCAATTAGTGATGATGCAATCATGGTATCTATAATTAAACCATTGATTTTTATACCTAAATTACGTATCCAACATACGTCGTACATAGCATTATGAAATATTTTTGTAGCAGGTGATTCGCAAATATCTTTGAACCATTCAATAGTTTTCTTTCTATCCATGTTAGGTCCTTGCTCGTGTGCGATAGGAAAATAATTTTTATAACCATCTACTGCTACAGCAAAACCTACAATCTCACCATTACCTGATATAGCTCCTGAACCTGTTGATTTTAAATCTGGATCTCTTGTTTCTAAGTCAATCGCAATTTCATCAGCAGATCTTAGATCTGGATATTCTTTTGGAATAATCCATTCTGTGTGTGGAACTATCATTTATCTTTAATGTCTCTCATTTTTTTTAACTCTAACTGGCAGTAGTGTATTATTTTTTTAATATCTTCTGCTCCTCCCTTTCTTTTATATCTACAAACATATTTTATAACATTTCCTTGAAAAAAGGAAAGGTCGTTTTTAGATATAAATTCATAAGGTTGAATGGGAAATTTAGTGTAGTGATTCCCGCCTACCTGAGTGTATTGAGGAAACGCTTCATCTAATATATTTTTATCTGTCATATTGGATACACCTTTCTTGTTTTGTTTTTTAGTTTAAATAAATAGAGATTGTTTTTTGCACGTGTGTATGCAACATACCAAACTCTATGTTCTTCATCTGCTTTATCATTGCTTCGATTCATTGCTTTGATTATCTTGTCACCAAGATCTGTACAGAGAATTAAATTATCTTGTTCACCGCCTTTGATAGCGTGAATAGTAGAAACCCATATTCTTGCTTTTGATTCTAAGTCTTCTTTGTTTTCAAATAGACGTACTAAATATTCTTTTTGTTCTTGTTCATCTTTATCTGCTAAAGCAAATGCATTAAACCAGTTTTCTTTTTTATTCCATCTTACATTTCCTATGTAACCTTTAATATCATTTTTATCTTCTTCTGTTAGCTCTTCTCCTTTACGCCAACGCTCATAATTTTTTACTGCTTTGTATAAAGAAACTGTAATACTTTTTCCTCTGTTGCTTTCAAAATATAAACCTTTTTCTCTAAGAATATCTTCTATCTTTAATAGTTTTGATACAGTTCTTGCAAGAATTAGCCATTTACCTTTTGTTAAATCTATTTCATCTAAATTATATATTTCTTCACAAAGACCTTCATAGTCTCGTGGATAATATTTTTTATTTTTTTTGACTCCAGATATATTTCCAATGGCTATCATAGATTGTTCTTGCACAGTCCTGGATATTCTTTTTGAATAAATTAAAACTTTTTCTTTTGCAGGTTCTTTTATAAATCTACCTACATCTGCTCCCGCCCACGCAAAGATTGCTTGGTCATCATCACCTGCAAGATACATATCTTTTGTTTTTGTTTTTAGAATATCAAATAACTTCCATTGCAATGGTGATAGGTCCTGAGCTTCATCTATAAATATAACATCAAACTCTGGTATTTTTTCTGGTTTGTTTATTAACATGTGTATCATGTCATTAAATTCAAATTTTTCTTTCTTGTCCTTGTAATTAATTAAATTTTTATTTATGTGATTTAGTGTTGTCCAGTTTATATGTTTTGGATCATGTTCTTCTAAATTAAATTCTTCTTTGAGATCTATACATTTGTTAAATGCTCTTTGTATGATTTGAAAGTATGGGTTTTCAAAACCAAGATAAAATGATTCATCTTTATTATACCTATCGTAAAATTTTACCTGTAGATTTAAAAGTTTACCTAACTCTTCATAATGATATGGCTGCATAATATCTTCTTTATCCATCTCCAAACATTCAAATGCGAGTGAGTGAAGTGTTCTAAAGTAAGTTAGTTTCTTATCTTCAAAAGGCATTCTAGTTTTTGCTTCGTCTGCAGCTTTTTTAGTAAATGCAAAATATCCTATTCTATTTAAAGGTATCTTATATTTTCTTACATACGCTTTTGCTCTGCTAATTAATCTATATGTCTTGCCTGTTCCAGGTGGACCATAATATTTATACAACATCGTCATCGCTTTCTACTGGAACTGTTTCTTCTACTTCCTCTGGTTTTTCAAAAAGAAATAAAGGAATTCTGGCTACTCTTATTGCTTTAAATGGTTTGCCATCGTCATCTTTACCTGGATATCTTTTCTGATGACCAAACAATACTCTCTTTTCTTCATCTTCATCTTCATGATTATATAGTTGTCTTTCAATCATGTATGATGTTTTTTGTGGTTCGTATTTCCATTCTTCATTTTTTAATTTGTCATAGAACTTATCAAACACAAACCATGCAAACTTATCATCAACTAAAGGTCGACCACTTGCAAAAGACATAAAGCTTGTTGCCTGAGCCCCGTATATATGTTTCTCTAATAGTTTCTTTAATACTTCTAAAGGACTTGTGCCAGCTGCAGGTTCTATTATTTCTATTTTATCTTTACCACTTATTGATTTTAAAATTAAATCAAACTGTTCTTGCTTTATTGGTGGTGCAACAATCAAAGCTTGTTCAAACAATACTGTTTTAAATTCATGCACCTGAGTTAATTTGTATGTGTTTTTTAAATGTAGCTGCATATTTTCTCTTTCATCAGGATGCTCTACTGTAACTCTCCACTCTGGATTTGGTTGTAAATTTATTTTTTGTAAATTACTTAACGTTGGATAATTTTCTTTTTCACCAGATAAAACACCGTACTTTCTTTTAGTGCATAAAGCTTTCATACAATTTGGTTCTAGTAATGGATCACTACAAGTAAAACCTTTTTTCTGTTTTTCCCAACTCTTTATTTTTGATTTTATGTGATCGTCTGTCCAATGTTCATCGAATGTAAAATATTTTCTACCTGCTTGTACAATCATTTTTTGCCAAGTATCTGGATATTTCTTTTTAGCAAACACCATATAATTATATAAAAATCTATCTCTACCATCTGTAAACGTCATCTGTTCTTTAGTTAGTTTTTGTAGACATGGTGGACCATCTTCAAATTCTTCACCACCACCTTTCAATTCTGCGTAAATTAAATCTTCTTTTATCTTTTTAAAATTTTTTGAATCAATTAAATTTAAACCAATTGTTTGCACAAATTTTTGAAAAGGCATTGTTGTTCCATCAACATCTAATGCTTTTCTATCATTACCGTTGTAAGGTAGATTTATAAAGTTACCATTTGATACTGTACCATCACTTGATATTAGTTGTGTTTGCTTTGGAAATATTTCTGTTGATGCCGGTAATTTAAAAACAAATAATAAATCTTCTAAAAAATTTCTTATCTCTTTTGCTTTAACCCACCTAGTGGTGAATACATATAAATGTAATCCACCACTTTTGGATAGGACAGGTATAATTGGCAGGTCTTTATCCTGGATGACATCAAGATAAAACTTTCTATCAATAGGGTATTTGTCTACATCTATTGCAGCAAACCTTGCCATACCATCGTCGGTACAAGGTTGTATGCCTATTGATCTAATTCCTTTTATGTGATCTAGATAATCTTGATCGGTAACGGGAGTCTTAGCCCATTCATGTTTCCATTTCTTTTTGCCTGTTACTTCGTCGATGTGTCCATCATCGACTTTACAGACACCATAACTTCTTTGTAATCCTGTAAAATACTCTATGTACTCTTTCATATGTCATCCTGTTATTTGAGGACGGCTTCAGTCTCCCTCTGCCGTCCTCTGTAGCTACTATTGTTTCGTCAAACAATTAGATAATTTCTTCTTTTTTAGTTTCATTACCTTTATCGTATTCAGGTTTTGTAGCACCTGACGATACTTGTTTATGAAACTCTTGACCCATCATATAGATAGCAGCTTCCTTCTCATTAGAGACATCTAGCATTTTAACTAAAGATGGTTTGTAGACGTGCCAAGTTTTATCTCCAGCACTTTTTTCTGCAGTTTGTAATTTAAACATTGCAGAGTATGCCGCCGGTTGAAAAGAACCTTTATCATCTGTCATTCTAAGATTAGAAATAAGATCATTTAGTTTTCTTGCCGGTGTAAGATTCGACGATCTCATTGTAATCACCGCTTTTCTTGGCGCACCATCTACCATTACAATTACAAAAAAGTACATAGTTTTCTCAATATAGTTACCATTTTGTAATCTATATTTGATACCACGCATTTCTTCTTTTGCATTAGCAGGTGGAGTTAAATGTGTTCCAACAGGTGCTGATGGACTATCTCCCATCTCTTGTC